TGTGCCGGACAATCCCTTCCCAGACCTCCGCTGTATCGACATCCGCTCCGTCGCCTACGGGCTTGATGACGGTCGTGGGCCGCTGCGCTCGCTGCTCATTGACGATCTGCGAGCTGATGGCAGGCATCCGGTTGATGGTCAGACAGGGGCGATTCTCTTCCGCTCGCTGCGTCTTGGTTTCCCCGGGCCACTGCTCGCCTACTTTGAATCGCAAATCGTCTATGGCTTGGTTGCGGTGGTTGTTCTCAGCGTTGACAGCCAGCTTGAAACGCTCGCGGGCGCGAGCAAGGAAGTCTTTTGTCTCTTGGTCTGCCGCCGCTACTGCCCCAGCGATGGTTAGCGGCACGCCGTCTAGGGTTTCATAGGCCATCAGTGCTTCACTGCCTCTTCGTCATGCCAAGCTACAAGCTGCGCCATCATGGGCCGCAAATATCGCTCAATGAAGTCGTTCGGCTCAAGCTCGAAGTCCACATCAGTAAGTTCCACATGGATGGCTTGTTGCATCTTGTACTCGCCATCTGTCTCGCTGACTTGGCCTATTACGATTCTCATGCCTCGCTCCATGGTCCAGCAATGCGCCTGTTGATGAAATGCTCCCGCTCAACGGCTGAAGCTCCCAGCTCTGCCCTGAAATCGAAGTGCGGCACAATCGCAAAGATGTCGGCCTCTTGGATTAAATGGGTCAGTGGGTCCAGCTTGTAGCTGAGCGGACGTTCTAGCGGTCCTGAGCCGTCTGCGCCTGTGCCTTTGTTCTCGGCATTGGCTAAGTCGTTCCACTTAGAATTGAATAGCACCTTGTCACCGGGCTTGACGGTCGGTGTCTCGCGCCAGCCATCGAACCATTCCCACTCAAACCAAGCATCCACGCTAATGCCGCCTTGGTCTGGATAGCACTCTGACGTTTTAACTACCTTCCACCATTCGCCTGGATGCCATTTCCCGGGCCCTATAGCCAGCACTATGCCTTTGATGCTTTTGGGCTTATCAGTGAGCAGGATATCGCTTGGCTCCTCGATGCGCTGAATCAAAACTCGATCATCGCACAGGCTCAAATCTGCGGCACCAGTCCTCGGCCTCAATAGGGCTTCGGACAATCTCACATCTGACGGGCTTTTCAAGGTAGTGGCGGCAGTCGGAGCAGTGGTTTGGTCCTTTGGCGGGATGTTCGTATGCGACCTGCCTGTGGCTGAGCTTGTCCTTGGCATCGCGCTCCACGCTCACTTCAAGCGATCTTTGACGTGCGGCCCCGTCTTACTGCCGGAGCCAAGATGCTGATGCACATGGTTGAAGTGCTTATGTTCCATCGCTGCGCCCTTTTTCGTCTCTTTATTCCCCCGCATCGCGCCGATGGAGTTCATCACCTTGTAAGGAATGCTGGACTTTGCACCATATTCTTTCTTCAGCTTCTCTTCGAGGAACTTTGGCATTTTAGGACCTCCAGTTCGCGCTTAACGAAATACTCATAAAGCTGTTTCGGCGTGAGTTTCTTTTTCTTCGGCATCAGCAGCCTCCTTCTGTAGCATGTGGAATATCGCGGGCTTTACATAGCGTTCCATGAAGTCATCAAGCGGCAGACCTAAATCCGTATCTGGCGGCAGAGTTGCCCACCACAGCTTGTCCCCAACCTGCAAACTTAATGTATTGGGATTAGCCCAACGCACCTTATCCAGCATCCTAAACTCCGAGCCAGCCGCCCTTTGGCGTGCGAGGCGGCACTATTTGTTTTGCTTCTGGAGCCACGGGCATGGCAAAAGTGAGTGCTAGAGCATCTGCATCGTCCGGTGAATCCAGCCCTCGCTTTTGCATCAGTTCCTTTGGCTCAAGTTTGATGCGCTGCTGTTTGTCGCTTACCAAACACGGACCTCCAAGGTCCGCTGACAGTCCCGAATCCTCATCTATCGCAGCATCCCTCAGCCATTCCTTCATTTGCCCCCACATATAATCGCGCATGAAGGCATAACGCGTATCCGGCGAGTGCGCCCCGAAATTCACGGTCATCATATTCTCAAATCTCAGCATACGCAAGCGTGATTCCACGGGCGCCGCTATCCCCGCCGAGTCCATGAATAGCATTGCCAGCTTCCGGCCATCAAAGTTCTTTCTGAGGATGTCGCTGAGTTTGCCGGTCAATACAGCGGGGTCACGAGTGAACTCTCCCTTAATCTTGATAGGAGGAATTGACCGCGCGTCCAGCCCCCGCCTGAACCTAATTACGTTGTCATCGGCGCCGCCCCATGCAAAGTCTACGCCGGCTACCAGCGGCTCATCTTCATGCACGAATATGTGACGCCGCTGTGCTGCCTCAATCAGCCCTTGGTCAATGAATTGAGCCGAGCCTGCTACCGGAGGCAGGCCCCGCGCCCTTACCCTGAAATAGTCCGAATCCTCGCCATAGTCGCTTTGCCATTCGGCCAATTCCAGCTTGTTCGTGCCTTCTACTTCCCGAGAGTCAATAACATGGACTTTCCAGCGATTGCGCTTGGCTCCAAAGGCTCGTTCGATGAAGGGGCCAGTATTGATGGTCGCGTTACCGCAGACTAGGATAATGATTTGCGTGCTCTCATCCAAGCCTACCGCTTCCATCGTCTCATAGATGATCTGCGGTATCTCTGAGCCTTCATCCATAATGAAAACAATGCGCTTATCCTTGTTGTGAAGGCCCGCAAAGGCTGCTGGATTATCTGCCGACCAGGTTTCTAGGTCCGCTCGCCATGTCTCTTCATGCTGGGCATCCTGAACTTTGATAGAAGTTACTGTCTTGCTGAACCATTCGGCATTGATAGCCAACCTGAACCATTTCGCCAGCTCAGGACTGGTCTTAGTGGAAAGCTGCGTGCCGGTGTTGGCGGTAATCTTTACACGGCTATCCTCGAAAGTGCTGAGCGCCCACCATGTCACCATGGCGATAAGCGCTGTCTTTCCAATATCATGGCCCGATGAAATGATGATCTTGCAGACGCGGTTGGCTGTCTCTGGATTACTGATATGCTGGCCAATCTCGCTCAAAACATCCGCTTGCCACTTGCGAGGCCCTGTTGAGCTTGAAAGCTCCCCTTCACCCCAAGGGAAACCATACTTCACGGCTCGCAATGGATCGTTGCTGTAAGCTGTTAAATCTTCGGCAATTACCGCTTGCTCTTTACTGATTGGCACGCTTGCGGGCCTTCTCTATGATCTCGGCTAAATTGACGGTCAGACTGGCTTCGATCGGCTGGGTTGGCATCCCGTGCTTGTATTGCATCAATACGCGCCAGATGTTGGCTGCTATCTCGCTTGCTTTCAGCCGCGCAGCCCAGTTGATAACTTCACGCTCATCAGTGACTTGCCCTTCGTGGGCGAAGAACTTAGTTTCGTTGGCTTCATGCGCTGGATGGGTCAGCAGCCGGCAAGCCAAGAGTTCAAGGCTTCCAATATCAGGGTCAGACTTCTTGAGCTTGCGTTCTAGGCGAACTACGAATGCTCTTGCCTCTGGAGTGATGTTTTGTGCGCCTTTTGGCCGTCCCATAGTAGTATCTTGCTAGTTTATATGCCTTATTTTTGGGTAACGCAAGGACTAGTACCACATTTGACTGTCGTTCATTTTGCTCCCTCAACTCCCTATAGCGGTCACGCGCGGCCAACTGAATGAATTTGCTGACATTTGCATTCCAAAAAGTTCTTGCCGCACTTATCGCACATCGGCGCGTTTACTTCAATTGGTTCAGCTGGGACCCATCTACGTTGCTCAATCCAAGCCGCATTATCGTTGCGCATCTTCACAAAAGGAGGCTTCCCGTTAGGGAATATCGAACAATCCACTTCTTTCCATGATTCGCCTTTGTTCAACGAACGTTCCCAGCGCACGGCTTCACTATTCTCATCGAAGTACACGCGGTCCCAAAGCTCAACGTAATCGCTCATTATGCTCGCGCCCTTCTAAGCTGAATCTTCCCGCACTTTTCGCATTCGCGTTGCTGCTTGATGAAGCTGCCATGTACGAACTTTTCGTGCGGGTCCAGTTTGCGGCCTGTTAGCGCGTCGTACTCGACCATGAAAACGCCTTCGCCTGTTATCTTCCACTTCGCCCATCTATGCCAGCACACATTC